GTTTGCCATCAGTAATATCGATGGCGTTGTTTCTGCTGCGATTGATAAGATTCTGGATGAACAGAAATCGGCGAAACTGACTTTTCGCCGGTACGTTTCCACTGATTTATCAGCCCCGGCAGCGGCGCCCTACACGCTGGATATAAAAAACGGTTCATGGACGCCCTCAGCGGTTCAGATCACTGCGGGCTATATGAACATTCTTGATACTGCCTGGCCCCGTCATCGATACAACCTCGCTGATCATCCCGGTCTGCGCTATCTGTCCTGAGGTTTTTCAATGTTTCAACCTGATAAATATCTTTCAGTCAAATGGCTGAAGGGCGGTCGCACTTACCCCGAACTTGACTGTTTCGGCATTGTGAACGAAATCCGTGCAGATCTTGGGCTACCCATCTGGCCTGATTTTGCAGGAGTAACCAAAGACGGCGGCGGCCTGGACCGTGAGGCCAGAAAACTGATGCTTTCGCTGGAACGTTGTGAGCCTTGCGAGGGGGCCGGGGTGGCCTGTTATAGCGGCTCAGTGGTGACGCATGTCGGTATCGTGGTCTGGCTGGATAACCAGCTTCAGGTTGCCGAGTGTAATCACGGCACTAACGTTACGTTTCTCCCCCTCAATCGTTTTATTCGTCGATTTTACCGTGTGGAGTTTTGGCGATAATGACTATCCGATTTTATCCGTCACGTCTGCCAGGTGAGCCGCTGGCGAAGCGTGAACACGCAGAAATAACCCTTCATGACTGGCTGAGGAAAAACGTTCCCAGCTATACGCTGGACAGAACACATCCGATCGCGGTTGAAGTTAACGGGCGTCCAGTCCCTCCTGCTGAGTGGCCATTATGCTATTTACGCCCCGACAGTGATGTTCGTATTTATCCCGTTCCTTACGGTACGGGCGCAGAAATAGCCGCATGGGCTGCAATAGCGGTAGCTGTAGCGTCAGCCGCCTACAGCATCATCATGATGTCACAGCTGGGTAAATCAGGGGCGTCAACGGCTAACGGCGACCAGATGGATTTATCCCCAGCAAAAGCTAATGCGGCGAAGCTGGGTAGTCCGATCCGGGAGGTTTTCGGGCGCTGTAAAGTTTACCCTGATTACCTTGTCCAGCCTGTCAGCCGGTTTGACCCGGACGATCCGCAGATTTACCGCACCGAGATGTTTCTATCCGTGGCTTATGGTGAGTACGCTGATTTCCGTAACGCCGTTAAAATCGGTAATACGCCACTTTCCTCTTTCGGGGATGATGCCAGCATAACGATTTATCCGCCTGGCGCCGATGTCAGTGGTGACCGCAGAGCAGACAACTGGTTTAACTCGACAGAAGTCGGTGGAACCTCTTCCGGTACAGCAGGTCTTGATCTCGCATCGACAGGGCCGGATAACGTGAGTATCAGCGCTGACGCCGTAGCGGTTTCAGGGGATGCTATTTCGCTTATCGGGCAGACGTCTGATGATGATGAAGATGACGACACGTCGATCCCTGAGTCGTGGGCAGAGGGAACGGTCATTACGGTGGTGGCCCCGGATACGTTTACCGTCGGGAATGAGAGCGGTCGTAACGTCATTATGGGTGACTTCACGGAGCTGAATCCTTCCGTGGGGCAGGCAGTGAGTCTGCACTGGTCGAACTTCGATTATGACCTGTTTATTTCGTCGTATACTTCAGGCTCTCCTGCTGTTCCCGGCGTCGGTGGCTCGGCGGCGTCTCTGACGGCTTCGGCAGCGCCAGCGACATATGACTTTAGCAGCTCTCCGGTTTCCTTCACCCTGAACTGGGCAGGGGTCAGCTATATCATTGCGCTGTCGGCGAACTACGTCACCATGGCATCTTTGCTCGATGCCATTACTGACCAGTTAACCGGCTCTGGCCTTATTGCCCGCGATAACGGTACTCGCATACAGATAACTGAAAAAAACAGCCCGTACAGCGGAAACAGTATCGCTTACACCGTATTGCCGTTGGCGGTATTTGGTGACGCGGCAGTAAACGTTGCGGGCGTGGCATCAACTGGCGGGACGCCAGAAGTGTTACCCGCTATCACGCTGGCATGGGGTAGCGCTACAGGAACTGCATTTTCAGGCATTCCCGACGGTGCGCAACGTATTGCGCTGAGTGCCAAAGGTGATCAGTACCAGATAATGTCGGTTGACGGGCTGACGATTACTGTCAGCAGGATGATGGAGGACAGCGCCGGGAATCTGGTGGTGGATACTGGCTGGCCGGGATTTACACCGCGCACGCTGCTGGATGCCAGTGTAACGGGTGTGAATGATTTATTCGACTGGATGGGGCCTTTCCTGTGTTGCCCGGATGGGGAAACTACCACCGAGGTGGAGCTTAATTTCTCCTACCCGCAGGGGCTGGTGGATATAGGCAGTAAGGACGGGAAAATTCACTGGCACGATGTGCAGTTAACAGTGCAATACCGGCTCTCAGGTTCAACGGACTGGGCGTCCGTCGTGATAAAACACGGGAATAACACGGTGAACATGATCGGCTACACCGAGACGATCACCTTCCCTGAGCCTGGTAACTATGAAATTCGCGTCAAGCGTGACACGCCTGTATGGGGTGGAACGACGCGCGATTCTGTGCAGTGGCAATCTCTGAAAGCCAGGTTACCCGCCCGTCCTACCCGGTACCAGAATATCACCACGATGGGGATTACCCTGAGAACTGGCGCTCGTCTGGCGTCACAGTCGGATCGCCGGGTGAGCGCAGTTATTAATCGACTGTATGACGGCAGTCCGTCGCGCAGTATCTCCGGTGGGTTTTATTACCTCGCCCGCAGCCTGGGGTACAGCGACAGCCAGATTGATATGGCGACCATCAACCAGCTTGAAGCAACATACTGGACCCCACGCGGTGAGACGTTCGATTATGTGGCCGACAGCGACAGCACATCGGCAAAGGATATTTTTGATCGCATCACCGAGGCGGGGATGGGCTACTTCCTCCTGTCAGACGGTAAGATATCGGCTGGCAGGGAAGGGGTGAAAAGTTGGGTCGGTATCATTACTCCGCAGGAAATGACCAGGGAAATGGAGACCACTTTTCGCGCGGTGACTGATGATGATTTTGACGGCGTGGATGTGAAGTACATCAACCCTACCACCTGGGCAGAGGAGACTGTGCAATGCCGGACCCCGGATAATCCGGTACCGAGAAAAATTGAGTCTTATACTATAGACATGGTGATGAGCGCGGATCGTGCCTGGCGAATCGGTATGCGCCGCCTGATGAAGCATATCCACCAACGGCGAACCTACTCGACATCCACAGAGATGGATGCGTGGTGCTATCAGTTCAGCGATCGTCTGGTGCTGGCTGATGATATCCCGACCTCAGGAACTATCAGCTGCCTGATAGAGGATATGATATATGACAACGAAACCATCACTTTACTTGTCTCTGAGCCGCTGAATCGCGGTTACGAAAATCCGCGCTGCTGGATAAGGTTTCAGGATGGTAAGGCATCGCGCCTGTTGGTGCCGACGTTAATCGACGATTACACACTCACCGTACCCTATAACGCCGAGCTTGAGCCTGAATCGTGGATTTATGACGATGCGAGCGTTGAGCCACTGAGACTGCTATTTTGCGAAAGTGAACAGCGGGCGAGGCATGGTTTGGTTGCTGAAATTGCGCCGTCAGATGAAGGCACTTTCCAGCGTAACACTCACTAAAACCCCTTTCAACTTTATTTCGCATAAGCCCTCAATCCCTTGAGGGCTATTTTTTTTGGAGCAAATAATATGGCTGGATTTGACCCGGCACTGGGAAGCAATACACCGGCGGTGCTGCTGGATAACGCTACTCGTCTGGATAAACTGGTGAACTCGGACGAACTGACCGTGCCTGATCGTGCAGGTGTTGACCTGGACTCCTGGCGCGGAATGATGGCGAAAAACGATGAGGTGCGGCAAAACATTATCCCTCTGAGTAAGCAGTACACGACGCTTGAAGCGGCTCAGGCGGATATCGCTAATATCCCGGACGGTAGCTATACGTACGTCCACAGTCAGGATAGCGCAGATATAGCCGTTGAATATAAAAATAATGGCGGGGTGCTGGAGCTAACAGGTAAAACATTCATTAATGGGGCGATATTAAAACCACTAACCAGCGCCGTTGAGTATTTAGATTCTGACGAGTTCTCACGAAGTGGTGTTGATTCTGCAATTTTAGATAAAAATCGTCGTATTTTGACATATTGGATTGGGAATCAGGCGTTTTATATTTCCATTTCAGCAAAGAATGCCGAGTTTGAAGAAATATCTATTGACGGAACACCGCTTGATTCAGGTGTTA